TATGATAGCTAGGCAAATTAATAGAACACTAAAACCGGTCGATTATGATGTTATAGGATCCAATGCTAAGGATGCCGTAGCCAATAAGGGTAATTTATACAAAGGTCCAGAATGGTTTACTAATGCAGCTAATGATGATATTTATACAGGAATTTATAGACAATAGTGTATTAATTCTTTGATTGCTTTACATTTCAATTGTAATTAGTATATAAATATGAGCAAAAAAAGAACCAAAGAAGAAATTATCTCCAAAACCAATATTATTCCAGAAGATGCGTATGTTACATGGGGTGATGATCTTGCCAGCAAGCAAGAAGCATTAAAAAAAGCATCAGGTTCTTTAGACGAGTTTACACTAGTAGATAAAGCTCTAGCTTTTGGTACTGGTCGCCGTTATAATCTGGATTTTTCTAATCTAGATGGTCAAACCGGCAGCCGCCCAGGATTAACAAAAGGAGATTACTATAATTTTAGACCAGAAGAAGCTCCTCCTTACAGAACCAAGCTTATTCTAAGACGAGCAGAAGAGATTTATCAAAAGGTTGGATTAGTAAAAAATGTTATTGATCTTATGGGCGATTTTGCTACGCAAGGTATCAGATTAGTTCATCGCAACAAAAGAATAGAAAGATTTTATAGACGCTGGTTCAAAAAAATTAATGGCAAAGATCGTAGTGAAAGATTTTTGAATAATCTTTATAAAAGTGGAAATATAGTCATTGATAGAAGAACAGCTAAAATTAGTTTGAAGGTTACAGATAAACTATATAAATCTTTAGGAACCGCAGACACACAGATTAATGATATCGATGTTTCTAATTTAGAAAAAAGAGAGATTCCATGGAAATATACTTTTATTGATCCAGCATTTGTTGATGTTAGTGCAGGAGCATTGTCATCATTTGTAGATAACAAAAGATACGAACTTATGCTTCCTTCTGAGCTACGCAAAATAATTAATTCTCCGAAAACAGATGCTGAAAAAGAAATTATAAATCAATTACCTCAAGCTATTATTGATGCCGCAAAAGGCAAAAAAGGATTTCCTCTTGATCCAGAAAAAACATTAGTATTTCATTATAAGAAAGATGATTGGCAATCATGGGCTTATCCTATGATATATGCTATTATGGATGATATTACTGTAATAGAAAAACTAAAATTGGCAGACATGGCGGCATTAGACGGTGCGATCAGTAATATTCGTATTTTCAAACTTGGAAATCTAGAACATAAAATTGCTCCAACAAAAGCAGCAACATCAAAACTAGCTAGTATTTTAGGAAATAATGTTGGTGGTGGCACAATGGATTTAATTTGGGGTCCAGATATTGAGTTGTTAGAAAGTAATACTAATGTTCATAACTTCTTAGGTGAAGGTAAATATATTCCACATTTAAATGCTGTATATGCCGGATTAGGAATTCCTCCAACACTAACAGGAACATTCGGGGCTGCAGGAACTACTAATAATTTTATCAGTCTAAAAACCCTAACTCAAAGATTGCAATATGGTAGAGATGTATTGATGGAATTTTGGGATAATGAAATAGCATTAATTCAAAAAGCAATGGGTTTTAAGTATCCAGCTAAAGTAGAGTTTGATAGAATGGATTTAAGTAATGAAGATGCAGAAAAAGCCTTACTAATTCAATTAGCAGATAGAAACATTATTAGTGACGAACTAATTCAGACTCGATTCGGCTTTGATCCAGATATGGAAAAAAGCAGACTCAACAGAGAGTATAGAGAAAGAGATAGTAATCGCATGGTACAAAAGTCTGGGCCATGGTTTGATCCACAATTTGATAATTCTTTAAGAAAGATAGCACTACAAACAGGCATAGTCTCTCCGAGTCAAGTAGGTTTGGAGTTAGAAAAGAAAAAGGGAGGAGAAAAGAATGCTTTAGAATTGAAAGTACCACCAGTATCAGGACCGCCAGGAAAACCAACTAAGTTGGCAAACGATTCGTCAGAATCGTTGCCCGGAGTACCACAGCAGGGAAGACCCAAAAATTCCAAGGATACCACGACAAGACAACCCAAAAAATTTACTCCCCAAACCGGTGCCAATTTAATGATTTGGGCCAATAAAACTCAAGAAAAAATTAATGAATACATCAACCCCGTCTTATTGGAGTTCTATCAAAAGAAAAATCTAAGATCACTTACTGCATCAGAATCCAAAGAACTGGAGTCCGTAAAAACTAAATTATTCTTTTTAACACCACCAAACTCAAAAATTTCTCAAGATTCAGTGTTAGAAAATATGCATAATATAAATTCTAATGCTTCAAACGCAATATATGCTCAATATTGTGATTGGCTTAAGATATTATCTTCTCAAGTTGAAAATGAATTATCTGTAGACGACCTAAAACAAGCCAAAGCATCATTTTATTTAATGGTGTATGATAATTTGTAAAATAGGAGAATATTATGCAAATTTTTCAAGCAGAATATGACGATGGCGTAGCCGACTTGGTATCAACATCAGCCTCGGTATCATACGCTTCTGTAGCAGAACCATGCACAAACCAAGCTATTGTCAACTCATTAAAGCATATTAAAAGTATAGCATCATTAAATGATCAAGATTTGTATTATGTACAATCTATTTTAGTTACTTCTAATTGGAATAAAAATGATGATATTTTTGATAGTCAAGAAGTGTGGCTAGCCAGAAATACTCCAGAAGACAAACCAACCAATTTAGAACATGACGAAAGTATTATTATAGGCCATATTACTTCTAACTGGCCAATTACAGAAGATGGTATTCTTATAGATGAAAATACTCCTTTAGAAAATTTACCAGATAAATTCCATATATTAACAGGATCAGTTATTTACAAGGCTTTTTCTAATCCCTCATTAAAAGATAGATCTGAAAAACTAATAACAGAAATTGAAAATGGATCTAAATATGTTAGCATGGAATGTTTATTTAAAGGTTTTGATTATGGCTTATTGAATAAAGCTACTAATGAATATAAAGTATTAGCTCGTAATACTGATACTGCTTATTTGACCAAATATCTTAGAGCTTATGGCGGAACAGGCGAGCATGAGAATTATAAGCTAGGCAGAGTATTAAGGAATATTACATTTTCTGGTAAAGGATTTGTTAATAAACCAGCTAATCCAGATAGCATAATTTTTACTAAGAATAATTTTAACGGAACTTTAGCAAGTTCAGATTTGGAAAAAAATACGATTTTTGATAATAAAGGTGTAATTACTAATCAATCACATGAAAAAGTGGAGAATAATATTATGAGTTCAGAAACACAAGCATCCGAAGAGACTGTAACACCAGAAACTGTTAATACAGAAAACTCTGTCCAAGATGCTCAATCCGCCATGAATATGGATGAGCTAAAGAGCGCTATGAATATGAAAACTCAAGAACTCGATGCTCTTCAGCAAACATACGATACTCTCAAAACAAAAAAAGAAGAAGAAATGGCTACCATGAAAAAAGAATGGTCAGCAAAAGAAGAGATGATGAAAAAACAACAGGAAGAAATGGCTATGATGATGAATAAAATGAAAGCAGAACTAACAGAAGCTCAAGAGGTTATTGCTGCTTATAAAAATAAAGAAGAAGAAATGAAGAAAACCGAGAAGAAAAATAAGCGAATGGCTTCTTTAATCGGAGTTGGTGTTAGTGCCGAAACAGCCACATCAACTGTTGACAAATTTGAAGCTCTTGATGACGATTCTTTTGACGCTATAACATCATTACTAGCTTGCAACACAAAAGAAGCTGCAACAACTGAAACCAAAACAGTGGAAGCTGCCACAGAAGAATCTGTCACAACAGAATCCACAGAATCATCTGCTGATCCAGAGATTTTGGAAACAGCAGAAGTTGCGAATGAAGTAAATCTTGGCGTTGGTGGAGAAACAGAAAACTCCATCGACACAACTCGTGCAGCGCTCGTAGAATTTGTTTATAGCAGACTAGGTAAAAAACTATAATATAGGGAGAACAAAATGGCTCTTAAACCAGATCGTATCGAATTACTTACAGACGTATCATTTTTCATGAATACAGTCGCAGAAAGAGGCGGTGTTGCATCAGTTGTTACAGCCACCAGTGGCGTTGGAGTATCTATGGATGATGCCAATGCTGTTGTAGCTTATGTCGCTGTTGCTTCGGGCTCTAAGCCAGTAGGCGTCTTGTTAAATGATGTTGTTGACTATGACTTGACTCGTCAGCACATCAATTGGTACAGAGATGAAGTTCAAAAAGGCGGAAAAGTAACCTTACTACGTAATGGTCAGGTTACAACTAATCAAATAGCTGCTGGTGACACTCCAGCCGCTGGCGATTCTGCTTATGTTGGTGCTAGCGGCTTGGTAACCACAAGCAATGCTGGTGCTAAAGTTGGTCAATTTTTGAGTAGTAAAGATGCCGACGGTTACGCCAAAGTATCAGTCAACCTATAATAATTTTCATCACAGGGAGAAAAAAATGTCAGCTAACACAGAAAAGTTTCAGCCAACACCAGAACTTACCGAACTTTTAGTTCGTTCTGGTTCAGCAAATAGAGAGGTTTCTCTAGCCGCTAATGCAGAAATTGCTAAAGCACTAGAGCTTCCATTGAGAAAAGGTCTTCTTAGTGGTGATATTCTAGATGGCATCTTTGAACCAATTCAGCTTCAACAAGGTGCCACACCGGAGTTTCCACTCGATTTCCTAGCTCCTGGAACAGAAAAAGACTTCGTCGCCTATACACTGCCTAATCATGGATATGTTCCTGAGAAGCATGTTGAGAGTGATTATGTCATGGTTCCAACCTTTAGCATCGGCTCAAGCATCGACTACTTGTTAAAGTATGCTCGTGATGCTCGCTGGGATGTTGTTGGTCGCGCCATGGAAGTTCTTGAAGGTAGTTTTGTTAAAAAGATGAATGATGATGGATGGCACACCATTCTTGCTGCTGGTGTTGACCGTAACATCATAGTTTATGACAGTGATGCTGCTCCTAGTCAATTTACCAAGAGATTGGTAAGTTTGATGAAGACAGTAATGCGTAGAAATGGTGGAGGTAACTCTGCTAGTAATAATCGTGGTTTACTAACAGATCTTTATGTTTCACCAGAAGCCATGGAAGATATTCGTAATTGGGGTATCGATCAAGTTGACGAAATTACTCGTCGAGAAATCTATACCGCTGCCGATGGTACTCTTAATAGAGTATTCGGTGTCAACCTCCATGACCTTGATGAGCTTGGTGTGGGACAACAATATCAGTTGTTCTATTCTAATACTCTAAACGGAACCTTGCCAACTGGCGGTACCGGTAACGATACCGAGATCGTAGTTGGTTTGGATCTTCGTAAGAGAGATAGCTTTATTATGCCAGTTCGTGAACAGGTTCAGATCTTTGAAGATGAATCGCTTCATCGCCAAAAGAGAGCCGGTTTCTACGGATGGGCAGAACAAGGTTTTGCTGTTCTCGATAATCGTAGAGTTGTGCTCGGATCTCTCTGATCGCAAAACTGTTTTACACACTCACAGAACTAAGCCGGCCCACAAGGTCGGCTTTTTTCTTTAGGTGTATAATAATGGTATAACCTATAACTTTTACGCATATAGGATACAATATGGCAGCAAGTAAGTATGATTTTACTATCGAGCAGGGTACTTCTTTTAAATTTAGCTTAATTTATAAAGATAATGATAATAATCCTATAGATATTACTAATTGGTGTGCTAGATTAATATTTAAAACGAATACAAATCAAACAAAAGTTTTTACAACAACATATACTGATTATATTGATTATAAGTTCATTATAGATGGACAAGCAGGGAAATTAACACTTATGATTCCCGCTCATATTACTAATGGATTTAATTTTAAGTTGGCTCAGTATGATTTAGAATTACAAAGTCCAGACGATTTATATGATGGTGGAGGCAAATATACAACAAGATTATTATATGGAACAATTAATATTGTTCATAGACATAGCTCTAGTAGTAGCGCTTTGGATTGTAATCTATGAATGATCAATTTATAATCGAAATCACCGATCCTGTTAGAAATATACTAGAAATCGAAACATCTTTTGTAGACTATTGTAATAATATAGAAATTGAAAGATCAGACAGTTTTAATATAGAAATAATTAATACTGAAAAAATACTTATTAGTGATTTACCAGATAATATACCAGTAAGCAAAATTAGTGGATTTTGGCCGGTTGATAGAATATCTGGTTTGCAAGAATATTTAGATGATTTTATTATCGATGGAAATATTCATGTTGATAATCTAATTTGGGGTATTAGTAATACGGGTCTTAGCGGCTATCTAGACCAATATCATTTTGACTGTGGCAATCCAAATAGTACTAGCTAATAAAGGTTTATAAATTATGCCAAGAAATACAAAAATTCTTTTAAGAAGAGGCACAGCAGCAGAATGGGCTGATCTCAGTAATGCTGGTACAGCAGTATTGCTAGTCGGTGAAATAGGTTATGAAGTTGATACTGGACGTTTTAAGATCGGTAAGAGCGGAGTTAGTAACGCATGGAATGATCTGCCATACGCCGGAGGAAGTGCTCTTATCTCTGAAACAGGGGTAGGTTTAGTTTTTAATCAATCCCAAAACGCTTATACGTTATATAGCGTTATAACAGGAATAGCTGGCCAACAAGGAATAAATTTTGAGACGTTTCCTCTCAGCGAATTGGTTTCTGGTGCTCAAGGTTCCGGTTATAAAATAAGTATTAGTACAAAATTAGAAAATTTTCATGATAGTAATATTAGTATTTCTGATAATTTAATTTCTTCATCAACAAGTGGTATTAGTATTAGTGGAGTTAATAATAGTACTATCAGTTTGAATCCTGGCGGAGGAACTGTTACTCAAAACGGAATAGATATACGAAATCTAACTGATAGCATTACGGCTACTGCTGCTATTGGAGGTATCAAAGTTGGAGATCAATTTACAACAGCTAGTGGCATAACGTCTATATTAAAGCAATTATTAGAAACCATTTATGAGCCTACTGTCGGTACGGCACCATCAGTTAGTCCTGGATTAAGTCCTTATTCAAATGGTTCTAGTGTGGAAGCCGGTACCACAACTAATTTAACTATCAGTGCTAACTTTAATCAAGGTATAGTCAGAGGTACTGGTATTGGTGCTGGTTGGGTAGCAAACGGTAATCAGGGAGTAAGAGCCGGAGCGGCTACTAAGTATACTATTGATGGTACCGATATGGGTCTTATTAACAGTCTTACAAAATCAAATTATATAATAGCTGACGGAACATCATCATTCAGTATATCGGTACAACACGCAACAGGTATAGTTCCCAAAAATAGTTTGGGTAATAATTCAACTGTATTAACTCAGTTATCTGCCGCTCCTCCAGGACCAGAGATTACAAATACTGCAACTATCAATGGAAGACGCAATTTATTTTATGGATCTTTATCGAATGTTGTTAATCCACCCACTAGTGGAACTATAAGAGGATTAACAAATACGATATTAAATCCATCATCATCAACAACTTTTGATTTGGTAGCATCGGTAGGAACTAGAGAGATTATCGTAGCAGTACCTTCTGGCTCAACTTATGCTTCTGTTGCTAATGGTAATTTTCAAGTTTTAGATAAAACTAATTCTAATCAAGATATTACATCTAGTTTTAATCCTGTTTCTGTAACTGTTGGAGGTGCTAATAACTATAATCCTATTGTATACAAGGTTTGGGTTTATGTAAATGATGCCCCATCAACCAATTCGTCAACATATACTATTAAATTAAATAATTAATACCTACAACTAAAAGGACAGCCCATGCCCGCTTCACCTATTAATCTTTCAGCTCAATTTACTAGACAATTTGGCGTGCCCATTGATAGAGATTTTGTATTTGCAACCACACTTGCTAGAACAGGTTATCTGGTTGATGCCGCTACTAGTGGATTAGCTTATACTGGTATGATTGTTGCTGATTTACAAACAAACAAAGCTTATTTGTTGAATTCTAGCAGACAATGGGTGGAGGTGGGAGCAACTGCTGCTAATGATTTGTTTTCTGGCAGTGGTATGCTTTTTAGAACAGGATCAACACAAGATACATTTAAAGTTGGAGGATTATCGTCAGGAAACAATATAGTTATTACTAATCCTAGCGGACTGTCTGCTGGTAATCCAACTATTGGGTTATCTTCATCATTAACCGGAATATCAAGCATATACGCTCTTAATAATAATTCTAGTATAAGTGGTTTTCAATTAACCGCTACAACAGGATCTTTTGATCAGATAACTGTTAAAAATTTAGTGCTAGATGGTTCTCAGGATGTGAATTTTAGTGGCACATTTAAAATGTCCACTTTATTCATGGAGGCGTCTACTAATGTTGGTATGACAGCGAAAAGAGGTAATGCTTATATTACTGCTCCTAGTGGTACAACATATGTTAGATCTTCTGGGATTAGTCTTATAGCTGATCCACTAGTAGAAGCAAATGGAGATTATGCTGGATTAGGTGTTGGTGGCCCAATTAATATTTCAGGCTCTAGTGTTAATATTGGTGGACAAACTAATTTTAATACTACTCCCAAAGTTAATAATACTCCTGTTAGTTTAAGCGGACATCAACACGTATACTCTGATATTACTGATTTTTGTGATGGAGTATCAAGTTGTGTAACTACTAGTCTTACAGCATCTAGCGGCGTTACTCTAGCCTATAATATTGGACAAAATAGTCTAAATGTTCAACTAACTGGACAAGCGCTCGCATTACATAATTATAGTCAAAGCGGATTGATTGCTAGAACTTCTGATGGTAATTTTACCACTCGTACTATTAGTTCTAGTGGAAATAATATTTTGATTGGTAATGGAAATGGTGCTGGCAACAATCCGTCTGTTGGTTTGAATCCGGTTGTTAGCATCGATAGTTTGTCAGTTACTAGCGGCATTAATATTGGTACAAATTTAGTTGTTGAAGGTAATCTTATAGTTAATGGAGATACAATAGTTACTAATGTATCAACCATAGAAGTTGAAGATCCTACAATTAGAGTAGGTGCCACATCTGGCACTCTTGCGAGTACAGATACTAAAGATAGAGGTATAGAATTTGTTTATCAAAATGGTAATACTGTACCGATCACAGGATTTTTTGGGTATGATCATAGCGCTAATGCATTTACATTCCTTACAGGAGCGACTAATACTAGCGGAATATATTCTGGTGGATCTGTTGGTAATCTAAATGTCGGAGGATTATTTAGTTCTGGCAGAGTTAGTGGAACAGTATTAACATCAACAGTGTCCAATGGCACCGCTCCTATAGTTGTTTCATCGACAGATTTAGTTAGTAACCTTAATTCTGATTTGTTAGATGGCGAACACGGTAGTTACTATAGAAATTCTGCCAATTTAAGTGGTACGATTAATAGAGCAGTGTTGCCTGTTGCTACCACAACATCAGCCCCAACTCCATCTAGCGGTATTGCATTATTTAATGATAATCATTTTGTTTTCGATAGTGCTGGTATAGTTTCTACCAAAAATACTGTTTATACTAGTGGGTCTCAAAGAGTTAGTGGTGTTAAAAGTTTTGCTAATACTCCAATATTCGAAAATGGATCTACCGCTTCCGGAATAACATCAATAGTTGCCGCATCATCAGCCAATACTACAACATATTTTCCTGTATTTAGCGGTTCTGATCCAGCAACATCATCTCAATCTATTGTGAGTAGAACGCTACAAAATGTAAGAAATGATCTTGGTAGTACTGCTGGTGGTACTGGCACTTTAGTACTAAGAGATACTACTAACGGCGGTTTTACTGCTGGAACTATCACAGCAACAGGTTTTGTTGGATATGGTGGAGGTATCACTGGTTTATATGCTGATAATATAAGTAGTGGAACATTAGCTAGTGGTATATTACCAACAGTTCATTCTTCTGCATTTACTATTAATGCTAGTTCTCCTGTTAGTGGTTATAACTTTGTTAATAATATCAGTGTTGATCGTGCTGGTCGAGTAACAAGCGCCACATCAGGCAGATTACCAATCGCAACAGTTAATGATATTGGTTTAGCAAAATTTAGTAGTACTAATTTTAATGTGGATGCTAATGGTACAGTTAGCATAGCTAACAATGGCATAACCCTAGGAACCCACACTTCTGGTCAGTATACTAAGTCGGTAAGTGTGCAGGGTACTGGCTTAACCATTTCGAACGATAGCGAAGAAGGACTTGGATACACCATCACCAGCAATGCAACAGCTTCTTCTGTAACAGGAACAATTGTTGCTAGAGATAGTAGTGGTAATTTTGGTGCTAATCTAATTAATGTTGCTAGTATAAGTGGATCTACTAATGCTACTAGTCCGGCCGGTGGAACTACTCCCACATATACTTCCACTTCTATTAGTGGAATTAATAATAGTACTTATCTATTAAACTTTATTATTGACGGAGGAACTCCATAATATAGTATAGGATTATAGGAAATTTTATTATGGCAGTTTATCGTGGACCAGATATTGTTACTAGTGGATTAGTTTTATGTTTAGATGCTGCTAATAGCAAGAGTTATCCTGGGAGTGGAACAATCTGGAGTGATCTTTCTGGAAATGGATACAATGGAATACTAACTAATGGACCAACCTATAATAGTAGTAATGGTGGTATTATAGTTTTTGATGGAACAAATGATTATTGTGATATTGGTAATAGATCCGCTTTAAGTATGGGTACAGGAGATTTCACTTTTGATTTTTGGGTTAAAATATCTTCTATTGTTTCTTTTGGTAGTATAATCAGCGCTAGCGATACAGCTACGGTTCCACACCCAAACGGATCCTATCAATTATCAATGAATAGCAATGGAACTATAGCATTTTTACAAGGAGCTGGCACTATTTGCACATCATCATCGTCAATTGTATTGAATAGCTGGATCAATATATGTTTAAGTAGACTTAGCGGCACCATAACCATGTATTTTAATACTACATCAGTAGCGTCTGTGTCTCATACATCTGATTTAAATAACTATATCTATTTAATGCTAGGTAGGAATAGAGCAAATAGTATATTTTTAAACTTAAGCCTGGGATCTGCTAGAATATATAAAAATAAAGGATTAAACACTTCAGAAATATTACAAAATTATAATGCCACCAAGGGCCGCTTTGGCCTATAGAGAAGAAATTATGTACGAACAACGAAACTATATGATATTTAATACTAGCGAATTAGATAGTATCGATTGGGATAGTGTTTTAGAAACGGGCCCGGACACTGTGCGAAAAAGCGTTGATAACAGTTTAACGTTTGTTAAGTGGGACGGATCTATACCAGAGTGTGTAAATAATTTAGCCACAAAAATAGGACCATACGATCACGGCGAAATGCTAGTTATATTAAGCGGATCAGCATGGACCAGTTCTGATAGTGTATTATAATATATTATCAAAAATCTTAATATTAGACCGGTAAACTATGCCAGTTAAAAATTTAATTACTTTTCGTAAAGGAACAGCATCCGAGTGGGCGAGTTCGTCACAGCCTTTGACTAGCGGAGAACCAGGATTTGATATTACGAACAATATATTAAAAATAGGGGACGGATTGTCGCTTTGGAATAATTTAAAGTCTGTGGTTGATATTACAAAAGACACCCAAATTAATGGCAAGTTTACTGCAGCAACTGGAAACTTTACCGAAAGTCTAAATATTAATGCAACAAGAGTTGTCAGCACAGTAGATAATACTCCATATTTATTTAATTGTTCTGATATTATATTAATAGACGGTGACAGTAAATTACAAATACTTAATGGTAATAAAGTTATTTTTTCTACTGTACCAGAAGAAGGAGCTGGAAGTCTTGATAATACTTATATTGGCGGTTTTTATGGATGTTCTATAGACAAAACTATTATTGGAGAAAATATACCGTCAATAGGTAATTTTTCAGTATTAAATGCTACGCAGTCTATTGGAGTTAGCGGATCAGTAGTCGTTCGCAACGGAGACATCAGAGTTTATGACGATGGGCCATACAGTACTACTATTAGTGCAACAGGACTACAAATTAATTATACAACAAGTTTAACAGATGTTGATCTGGTTGATTTAACGATTCAGTCTACTCCAACTTCATTTCTAAATAATACTATACTAGACGGTAGGAACATATTTAAATTTTTTCCTAGAAAACCAATTGTTGGGGACAAAGTTTTATTTAGAAATTTTTCTGATCCTAAAAATAATGGGATTTATCAATTACAACCATATTACGATAATCATAATGAGATTGTGCCCGAATGGGCTATACCGATAAGAGTCGCCCCCTATGCAAATAATACTTCTGTTGCTAATTTATCCAGAGTAAAAAATAAGTACGATAATATCGTATATATATTAAACCTTAGCACAAATGGAGGTAATAGTACTGTAGGAGTAGATAATTTGATTTTTTCGCCCGACCCTGGCGAACAAGTCATGACAATACAATCAACAAAAGATGTGGATTTCATAGCCTCCATATCTGCTAAACAAAAATACTTTCGTATACAACACCCCGATCCTGATTCACCATATCAATATTTACAATACGGATCATTAGAAAGTCCATATAACGGAGTAAGACTAACTGGTTGTGGCAAACTAAAAAAGGGCGAATGTAAAATTGTATTACCTTCATACATGAAATATTTAATTCATGAAAATGATATTAATATTCAATTAACCAATAAGAGTCATCATAAAATACTATATGTTGATAAAATAGATTTAAATAATAATAGTTTTATTGTTAAGGGGTATAGAAGTAAAACGGGCGGGCCGTATGAATTTTATTGGAGCTTTACGGGCATTCGTAAAGATGTTCCCCTGTTGGTTGCGGAGCAATAATTATGGCAAATTCTGATAAAGTTATAGGTATATTTCCCGAAACAGCAGAAACTGGCATTCCGCGCATACTATTTGTAGGATCGGGCAACAAACCCGTTAATCTTAGAGTAGAAAACAATAACAATATTAATTTTGTTAATAGTTCAGGCACTTCTATTTTTAGTATTAATGAAAATGGATCCGGAATTTTTGTTAATAATGTTCCTGTTAGCATAAGTGGTCACGCTCATCAAACTAGCGATATTAGTAATTTTCCATTAGCTGTTAAGGGTTATGAACTAGTTACGAATGAAAAAAGCTCTTTTAATGTAAGTGGCGGATATGATGTGGGTTCGCTAGATATTTTTTTAAATGGTGTTAAATTATTTGAAGCTATAGACTATAATGCTTCTAATGGTCAATCTTTTACTCTTTCTCATCCTGTTGCTAGTGGTTCTATCGTTGAATATGTAGCCACAAAAACGGCCGCTCATGGAACAATAAATCCATTTGTTTTATCAACTAAAAAAATTATACTAGACTCAAAAACCAAAAACGATTGGGATTTATCCGGAGCTACTATTATTGAATTAGATTTAACCACAGATGCCATAACTTCATATTTAGGAGTAACCGGAATAAAAGCTGGATACGAAGGAGAAATGAAAATCTTAGTAAATACTACTAATGGTATGACTAAGGGAATATATCTATTTAATGAGCATGAAGACTCTGTTAATATTAATAGATTAGCTATGCCAATGTACTCATCTGGTTTAAATAATGGTCAGCATTGGTTATTCATGGGTGGTTTTGTTATCATTTTAATTTATTTAGCTAATAGATGGAGAGTGGCGATACAGTCTCCTCCTATCTTATTTGCGGGTAGTAGCGCTGGTGTAGTAGGAGCTGGTGGACCATGATTATAAAAAGGCATATATTATGAAAACATACATGAGCTTATGGACAAGAGGAATTAGTTTTTCTCATACTCAAATCGATGTATGGAAACTGTCTTTAGCATTAGCAAAAAAACACTATAGTTCTGTGTCTTTAATTACAGATAATAATGGATACGAAATATTTAAAACTTTACCTTTTGATGAGTTTCATATAGAGCTAAATAATGTTCCAGATTATAAAACATTATGGAGTTTGGGTAAAATTTATAGCTATCAATATATTTGTAATTTGAACGAACCATTTTTACATTTGGATGGTGATGTTTTATTATGGGAAAAATTACCAGAAACTTTAACATCTTCATACGTTTTTGTTCAATCAGAAGATGAGATTATTGGCCAACACAATATATATAATTCATTAAAACTTCAAGCTGATTTGAGCTGTGCGATTCCTTATGAATGGTTAAGCAATAATAATTTACGCTGTTATAATATGGGAATTTTTGGAGGAACGGATTTAGAATTTATTAATGAATATTGTAATTTTGTTATCAATATGATCAATAACCCACTGTATAATGATTTATGGACGGGTTCTCCTGGAATAATTTCAAATAATCCTAACGATAGCTTCAATAGTACAAACACCAAAAGCACAATGTTAGAACAAGGAAATTTTGCTATATTTTGTAAACAAAACGATGTAATACCCAATACTTTATTTGTTGACCTAGCAGATGCGTCACATATAACATATAAAAAATATTCTCATTTGTCATCAGAAAAAAATAATACAGCAATTTTAAATAGAATAGCTTCTAGAGTTAGTCAAGAGCCGTACGATTTAATCCCGCGCAACGTTCCTATAGAAAACTGGAATCTTCCAGATTAATTTTATTATGACTATTTCGCTGTCTAGAAAAAATGCTTATTTAGGTCAAACCATTAGTTCTAGTGGTCTAGGAGATACTATCTTCATACCTTCTAGTGGTTATGTTGGACTTAATCAAAACAATCCATCTTATCAATTAGATGTTGTTGGTACTGGTAATTTTAGCCAAAATTTATTGGTTAATGGTACCGGAGTCAGTCTTAGTGGCCACACTCATACTTCATCGACTATTAGTGATTTTAATAGTAGTGTGAGTGGATTATTACCAATAACTAATATAGTACCAGGATCCAATGTTAATGTTACAACTAGTGGAACAACTTATACTATTAGTGTTGATGGTTTAACTACTCCTTATAAAAATGTATCGTCTTCTGCTAATTTGTTACCTTCTGACGAAACAATTTTTGCTTATTGTGATAGCTCTGATATTACTTTAACTATGCCATCAGCATCCGGAGTTGGTGGTAAAAAAATGTATCTTAAAAAGGTATCAGGATCTTTTAATTTAATTATTCAACCATCAGGAAATCAAAAAATAGACAATAAAAATAATACAATTTTAAACTATATTAATGAAAGCGTAACGTTAATTTCTGATAATAGTAATTGGTTTGTATTTTAGTGTATAAATTATAGAAGGGTATTAACTAACATATTTAGGGAGATAAAAAATGGCCTTTTTACCATATAGTGGCGCATTATCAGGCATAGCATATTTCGGACCAGCCCCAAGCGATCCTGGTTTATTTTCCAATGCAAATTTTACTGTTGATGCGCCCAATTCAAGGCTAGTTGTTCCTAATGTGTTACTAAATGCTGGCGGGTCCATAAACATACCAAATAGTGGTATGTTAACTTTTAATAGTAATGGCACAATAGATGTTAATGCTAGACGTTTAACAAATTTAGCAACCCCAACTGCCGATTCTGATGCTGCTACCAAGGCTTATGTTGATGCTGCACGAGCTGGTTTGGATGTTAAACAAAGTGTACGAGTAGCTACAACAACAAATATAGCGCCCGTTACGAATAGTACAAATCAAATTCAAGGAGCTGTTAATGGAACCTTTCCAGTTATTGATGGCGTAACACTAAATGTAAATGATAGAATCCTAGTTAAAGATCAAGGTGATGCAACTAATGGTATTTATTATGTTGCCAGCGTCGGATCTGCAGGATCGCAATGGTTATTAAGTCGAACAACAGATGCTGACACCGGAGGCGCTAACGGTGAAGTTACTGCTGGTATGTTCGTATTTGTGACCGAAGGAACCACAAATGGTGATACCGGTTGGGTACTAACAACGAATGATACTATCACTCTCAATACTACGACTTTAACGTTTGCTCAATTTAGTAATGCGGGCTCATTTACTGCCGGATCCGGTATAGTAAGAAATGGTAACACTATTGATGTTGGTGCTGGTAATGGTATTACTGTGGCTAGCGATACTGTAGCAGTAACTGATGGTTCTGGTATTTTGGTTAACGCTGGTGGTGTTCATGCTAATTTAATTAGTTATGCTACTCAAACTGAAAGTGCAGTTGCTGCAACTTCTACAACTAGTAGAACCTATCCTATTCAAGTTAATAGTACCGATCAGCTTGTTGTTAATGTTCCGTGGACAGATACTAACAGTGGAGGCACAGTCACAAGTGTTGCTGCTTTAACAATAGGAACAGCTGGTACAGATATTGCTAGTAGTGTTATTAACGGTTCAACAACGCCTGTGATAACTTTGAATGTTCCAACAGCATCATCTTCCAATAGAGGTGCTCTAAGTAGTACAGATTGGACCACATTTAATAACAAACAAAATGCTCTGGGTTCTCGTTCGGGATTGTCGATTTTGGGTGTTTCTGGCACAGCTTCAGCAGCAGTGGCCGATATTATAGCAACAAATACTGCCGATCAAGTATTGCGCGTTAGCGGTGGAGTTTTAGGTTTTGGTACTATCGGCACCTCCGGCATAGCTAATAATGCTGTTACTAATGCTAAATTTAGACAAAGTGCTGGCTTATCGGTTGTTGGAGTTACTGGTAATTCAACTGCTGATGTAGCGGATATAACCGCTTCATCTGACGGTACAGTATTACGTCGTTCTGGAACTTCAATAGGATTCGGCACTATAAATACTTCCGGCATAGCTGATGCATCAGTTACTGAGGCTAAACTAAGCAGAAGTGTTGCTTCTGTTAGTAGCAGTATTTCTTTAACAGCAGATATTAATTTAGTAAGTACAGTGGGATCCAACTTAACAGTTACTCTGCCGTCAGTTAGTACTGTTGGCAGAATGATTACCGTTAAAAAAGTAGACGGCGCAGCCGGTACTGTTGCGGTGACACGAGAAGGAACAACAGCTCTTATAGATGGAGCGGTATCAAAAATTTTGTATTATCAATACGAAAGTCTAACATGTGTATCCAATGGAACAAACTGGTTTATTATTTAATAAATGACATTAAGATCAATAACATTACAAACATCAGATAATGATATTATAACTGATGATAAATTAGGATCAGTATCATTTGCGGCTTCTAACGAAAGCGATGGATCAACTTCTGTTCTTATAGGAGCCGCTATAGATGCTGTGGCCGAGGGAAATTTTACAAATGCTAATAATCCTACGGCTATAGTATTTTCTACCGCTACCAATAGCACAGCAACCGGTAAACTCAAAATTACTAATAGTGGTCATTTTGTTCCATTAGCTAATAATATTTATGACATAGGATCATCTTCATTAGTTTTTAGAAGCGGCTATTTTAATAATTTGTCTATTAATGGATCGCCATTTAATAATGCTGTTAGCGGCTTGTTGCCAACTATAAATAATAGTGGAGATAATAGGATACTTACTAGCAATGGATCAAGTATTGGAATTAATGCTGAAAATAATTTGACTTTTGATGGTTCATTATTAAATATTAATGGAAATATAATTGCTAATAGTGGAACATTTAATACGATATATTCTACTGGTAGTATTGGTAACGAAACCGGAACCAGTCAATTATATCTAAATAATTCTAGTGGAAATAGAATTGATTTTAATGGTAGTGGTATTGGACCGCCTAATTTTACCACTAATAGAAGTCTTGGTACTAAAATTGTTTTATCTCCCAATATTAGTTCAACTCAAACAGAATTTGCTCTGGGTATGGAAGCTGGAGCGATGTGGTTTTCTGTTCCTGTAGCAGCATCTAGAGCTTTTAAATGGTATGCTGGAACAGCAAACATAGCAACATTATTTGGGAATGGTACGCTAAATATAGATGGTAGTACTAGTCAAATCAACGTTGATAGTCTTAGATTAGATAACAATGTTTTATCTACAACAACATCTGATAGCGATTTAATACTCAGACCTAATGGTGATGGATCGTTGCTGACTGATACAAGTGGTAATCCTAGGGGTATTTATAGCAATGATTTTCAAAGAGTTAGAACCTCTGTATCTGGAGTGGCCGCTGGAAGTTATAGCGTCATATGTGGAGGATCAGATAATCGTACCGCAAATTCTTATTCTACTATTGGCGGAGGACAAACCAATGTTGCTAGTAACGTGCTATCGACAGTTTGTGGAGGAGATCTTAATACTGCTAGTGGTAACCGATCAACAGTATGTGGAGGCGGTAGCAACACGTCTTCTGCACAATCATCAACAGTTGGCGGCGGATCAAATAATCAGGCTGGCGGAACGTATTCCACTGTGCCGGGAGGGCTTAGGGCCAAGGCTACCAGACACGGTGAATTAAGTCACGCTGCCGGATTTTTTAATGCTGTTGGAGACGCTCAACATACTATTTTAGTTGCTAGAAGATTAACATCCGATAATACAGAAAATGCTTTAACGCTAAATGGCTCGGTGCCGGATGTATCAACCAATTTATTAGTTCTTCCAGCTAGAACCTCATGGACTTTTACCATACAAATAAGTGCTTATAATAATAATGATAATACAGCAGCCGGATGGAATATACGAGGTTGTATAAGACGCAATGCTAGTAATATAACAAGTATGGTTGGTTCCAATATTGTCGAATCGTGGTCAGAATCAACAATGAGCAATTGCGTTGTATCAGTAACAGCAGACGATACTAATGAGGCACTACAAATTAATGTAACCGGACTAACAGGCAAAAATATACGATGGGTTGCTACTGTTGATATTAGTCAAGTTAGTTATGGCACACCATAATATAGTATAGGAGATACAATGAGTATATTAAACAACGACAATAACCAACCGTCCCCAGCAGAAGTAGCTGCTCAAAAACTGATACAAATTACTAAACATACATACCAAGAAATGGTAAATGCTTTTAATCAAGGAGCAGAAATTTTTTGGAATAATAGTATGGGCGCTAGTTCAATTGAGATTGCTGACAAATTAGGTACTAATGCAAAAGAAATTTTTGAACTACATTATAAATTAGGCCAGTTGCTATCTAGTATAGATAATAGTACTATTGTAGATGCGAGCAGCTTGATAGGGACTTTTACTATGAATGAAGATGGAACTGTGACAATTATAAAATCCGAACAAGAAATTGAATAAGAGATAAACTATGCCAATTAATTATGGTACAAATGATGTTAGCACTAGCGGGCTTGTGACAGCTAATAGTGGTAATTTTACTTCATCATTACAGGTTAATGGAACCGGAGTAAGCATAAGTGGTCATACTCACACAGCTTCAAATATAACAGACTTTGATAGTAGTGTTAGTGGTCTTTTGCCACCAAACATTGTAAATAGTAGTAATCTATACCTATGGTCAACTTTTAGATAGGAGAAATTTTATGGCTCTAAATCCCAGTTTTGCTGCTACTCCGCGTATTGGTAGCGTAGCTTTGTCTTCATCCGCCGATACATCATACACCGCGCCCACCAATGTTGTCACGGTTATTACCGGAGTTACCGCAGGCACGCGAATTGGCGAAGTAACTGTCCAAATGACAGCGACCGTTTCTGCGGCAACTATGGTGAGGTTGTGGCTTCACGATTCCACGGGGGCGGGAACGTATTATTTGTTCGATGAGATTCCGATAGTGATTGCCACCGGCTCGCAGAGCGTAAGGCAAACGCGCGTGTCAACATCGTACGCCAATCTTGTGCTTCCGGGGTCAAATTGGTCGCTTCGCGCCACAGTGCATACCGTCAACGCTGGCGTGGTGATGGCTTTTGGGGCCGACCTATGAACAACGGACTGCTAGATCAAGGATTTTCCTCTCAAAGTGTTTGCGATTTGGCATCATCGCCGTGGAATCCCTTCCCATTTACCTCCTATGTGCAGCCTTGGGTGGACTCGGATGCCGAAAACTACATTAAGCGGGTGCAACTTGCTGACGGTTCGACGTTGGAGCCTGCGATAACGCAAGCGATCACACAATTTGTCGTGAGATGCAAGCGGGACGGCATTTGGGGCGCTATTAAATCGTCGTGCATTCTGATGGGCGCTCGTACTCTTACCGGAGCGCTTACTCCGTTGGTCGGAGTCGCACCAACAAACGTAAACTTCGTGAGTGGCGATTACTCACGAAAGGAAGGGCTGAAAGGCAACGGGCTAAACAAATACTTTGAGGCCAATCGCAACGTAAATGCTGATCCGGTAACAAATCAGCATCAAGCAGTGTTCTTCCGCCAGCCGCCAGAGTTGGCTTTGAATCCCACTGGCTTCCTTGGACAAGTGCTTCTCGGTGGGCGGTCACCGGCAGGAAACAGCACCGGCAGTAGACGAGTCGGCGGCAACGTAACGGGCAGGCTCTCCGCGACCACCGCATCCGGGCCAGCAACAGATAACGAGGCGTTGGGCGGCTTTTTTCACCTCGGCGCATATGCCTTTGCGGGCTGCGCAAGAAAAGCGCCAACTCACTGGGAGAATAGAGGCGGAGGTATCAGCATAAACACGCCCCTTACAGCGGCTGCGTCCGCGCCCAGCGTGAACATGACAGTGTTTGGGATGCGCGACGGTAGTGCTATGAATTCGGCCCTTTACAGTCGCAGTCCCATAATGTACTACTCAATAGGCGAATACTTGGATTTAGCCGTGCTAGACCGGCACGTTTCGCGGCTATTTTCGGATATTCGGGTGGCGCTCCCATGACACTTGGCGATCTCGTCCTTCCGATCTCATACGAAGAAGCAAAAACATACGCGCTTGTGTTTACGGAGGAACTTGCGGTTCGGCTTGCGGAATTGCACGCAATCCATGGCTCACAGAAGTGCGTGCCGATGCCACTTCCGCTCCCCGATGGCAGGTTTATGTTGTCGGCTGATGTGCTGACTGAAGTGCAGCCGGGCGGCTTGCTGCACGATATGTGGCAGGCGGCTGACAAGTCGGTCCTGAACGCTGCGGTAGAGGTAATCCCGTGGGAAGAAGCGGTCAAGTACCTCCGCACCAGTCAATTTAGCAACTCTTCTTGAGTATGGCCTTGAACTAACGTATTAAACTCCACTGTGAATACGTGGTGCCACGTTGCGGGCGTGTTTGCCTCGACGTCATCGCGATAAGCTGCCAAAAGATTTATTGGATCTTACATGGTTTTGTAGAACTCCAATAAATAGTCAGCTATGGCATAAATGTATTATATATGTGAATAATCGATATGCAAACACAAAAGGCTCCACAACGCTGAATAAAAATATTATCAATTTTGCTCGTCACGGTTATGGTTAAAAGGTGTATTTACAGGTATATATCTTTTAAAGATAAAGGACTCTTTATGAGCTGGCAAACAGAAATACCAATTATAGTTCGTACATTGATTAATGATCTAGAGGTCGAACCTTTATACTCAGATGAAAGACTGCAACAGATCATAGTTGTAGCAGCAAAATATGTGCAATTTGATGTTGTATTAAATCATCAATATAATATTGATGTATCTAATGTCAACATCAGCCCTGATCCAACAGACGATAGAGATGAGATTTTTATTAGCTTAGTTAGTTTAAAATCAGCATGTATTATTGATCAAAGTACATTACGAACCAAAGCAGCAACAGACGGAATTAGAGCAGCATTAGGGCCCGCATTATTAAGCGTTAACAATAGCTTGGATGGTATTAAGATGATATTACAAATGGGCCCATGTGCAGCATACGATGAATTGGTATCTCATTGGGATGTGGCCCAAGCAACAACAGCCAAAGCTATACTGAGTCCATTTGTAGGAAATAATTTTGATCCAAGATCATTACAAAGTATACGATCACGACGTAATCTTTACTAGGAATTTTTTATGCCAGCAGCCAATCATAATTTTATTATAGAACAAGGTAGCAATTTTTTTATTACATTCGAATATCTGGATAACAATAGTGTACCTATAGATCTTACTAATTATTGTATTATTCTAAAGTTTAGAAATAGTGCCGATAAAACTAAAGTTGGTCAATATAGTAGTAATGTTGTTAGTAACAACTATAGATTACGTAAAAATAGTAGCGGAATTATAGAGTGGTACTTATCTTTTAACGAAACCAGAACATTTAATTTTGATTCTGCAGACTATGATCTATATATAGTCAATAATCTTACAGAAGAATATACAAGATTATGTACGGGCACAATAAATATTATTAAAACTAATTTTCCGGAATGCGATGGTAATATAAGTGGTTCTCCCTGCAATGACTGCGATCAAATAAGCATTTCCGATGCTTGGTCATCTGAAGGAATAGGAACAATACAAAACGCTATAACATTTTTTGCTCCATTTAGTGGAATTATTACAGCCATTTCTGTAACAGGAAATCAGATTGTTAATATTAATGATCCATTGTTGACTATAACGAGAGGAGTTGCTAATACAACACCCACTCCATCGACTTCTGGTTCAACTAGCGGCACTAATCCATTGCCATCAGGCAATAATCCTGTTAATTTGAATCAAGAAGATCTATGCGACTATCTATGTCAAGGATTAGATTTATTTGGCAAAATGTATAAATATTCTGAAAACTTAGTTTATTCTAATCAAACTTCAGGTAATTTTAATATTACTTCTAATCAATCTATTTTTAGTTTACCTAATGATATATATTATGTAAGTGGAAATTTAGATATATATATTAATGGTACAGGACTTAGGGCCCCAACACAGTTTGTTGCTAACAACAATAAAACTTTTATGATAACCAATCTTGGTACACTGGGCAGAAATATTAATAGCGCAGTAAGTGGGGATGTAATTACTTGGATTAATAAAGGAGTTACTATACAAGATGATAATGATAATACTCAGACATATACGATGAATATATCAGATACTGGATTAATTAATAATTTGGAAGTTACAATCAATAACTTAAAACATAACAACCCTCAAGACCTAGCAATATTCTTGGTGTCGCCTGGTGGACATAACATACTATTGTCTGCATATAGTAAAATTAATAACTATGACTCTACCAATGGATTAAATTTTACATTCTCTAATAAAGCAAGACAAAATACTTATTTATATAATAGATCTAATAATGATTTATATGTCAATATCCATGATAAAACACACATTTATAATTTAAGTAATTTTACCATCCCAGAAGCAGAGATTATGGCTGATCTGAGTGTTGTAAATGGAATGTCCGCTTCTGGCGATTGGAGACTCATGATTCAGGATCACGATCCTGGTTCTAGTGGCACAATTGATGGATGGAGTCTAATAGTAACGTATCCTCCTATTGGATTTTTATCGGAATAATTATTATGAAAGTTATTTCTAATATTTATGATGGTCAATATAAAATATTGGCTTCCGCGATCAAACTAGAGTCTGTGATAATAGGTGGAGAATCTAATAAAAATAAAGTGCAATTATACAAATTACCGTCATCTGTTATCAGTTCAACGTCCACAACTGAAAAAATAACAATAGCTGGCGATCCTGTACCACACATTAGACTATATCGTACATGAAAAATAAAATTATTACACAACAACATAAGCAAATTTATAAGACTATGATAGATGAAATATTGTCTGAGCATGGATTAACAAATCAGTGCTTGTTACATTATCAGAATAGTAGTATAGACTATTGCGATAATTGTTTATTTGATCCTATAACTAAAGTTTCTGCTAATATTTATAACGGCGTTGGACCACGACTGTTTGTTGACAACACTATTTGTCCAGAGTGTATGGGTGCTGGTATTAAAAGACTTAATAATAAAACTAAGACTATTACTTTAGCTATTATATTTGATAGTAAATATTTTTTAAATATTGATAATAAAGTTGTTAATATTCCAGATGTATCTATTCAAACCATATGCTCTATACAACACACTAATGATATTCTCAATTCGTCTGCGATGTCTATTGTTTCTATACCAAATATTTTTTATGAAAGAATAGGAGATATCAACCCTGTTGGTTTAGGTGATCTAAACTATCTATTTGTTAATTGGAAAAAACAATGAAATATAGTGTTTCATTAGTAGAGAATGATACTTATATTAGATCAAATATACTAGAATCTCTAAAAAGATTGGTAGATATCGCTTTAGACGCCTGCATTTTAAAACTTAGGAGCCCAGTTGTTAGTATTATAAAAACAGCTCTTATAAATGAACCTGAGTACTCCTCATTGAAAACAGGAGTTCTTAGAGCAGAATTTGGCATAGATGATACTAGCAAAGTGGATATAGCTGTGGATAATATTGCTAATTCAATATTAATTGAGAAAGAAAAAATTGTAGTCAATAATTTTGGTCTATCTGGAGGATTACAATTAAAGATTATTAATCGTCAAGATTTTGGTGGAGCTTTTAATGATACATCAGCATTGGTAGTAGATACTGTTAGAGGATATAGCTTACCTTGGTTAGAATGGCTTTTATTGAAAGGCAATAGTATTATTATTCGAAACTATGAGGTTAAATATGGATCAAATTCTAGATCTCGTAGTGGTGATGCTATTATGATAAATAGTTCATCTAATTGGAGAGTGCCACCAGAGTATGCTGGTACTATTACAGATAATTGGACAACAAGAGCACTGAGTCGTGTAGATAAGGATATACTAAGAACAATCCAACAATCTTTTGAAAGTAGCATATGAGTCAATTCCAGCATGTTTCGCACATTGGCCAAAAATCTGTCATATCTAGTCTGGAACATAATATCAAAGATTTTTTAAACTATAGCTTTCTAAAGATTGGAGGTTTTATAGATGTTACGATAACCACACAAGGAATTGCAGGAGGCGACTTTAGCACATTAAAGCCAGCATATAGTCCATCGTGTCCTTCTGGAACGGTATGGGAAGCTCCTAGAAAAGATTGGATTTTTGAAAATGAGATAAATCATGAAGATAGATTTCCAATAACTGTTCAGGGAGTATACATTAATAATGATTTTATTCCTGGACCAGACGGAACGTCTGACATTGGCTATTATATTAACTATAGAGATGGACAAATAGTTTTTAATAAACCTGTTAAATTACTCTCAAAAGTTAATATGTCTTATAGTTACAGATTTATTCAAACTTATACAGCAAATGAAAGTGTATGGTTCAAAGAATTACAAAAATGGTCTTATGATCCGACCATAGCGAATAAAAATGGCGGACAGTCTTTGATGGCAGAACATAAGGTGCAAATGCCGTGCATAATAGTTGAAACTATTCCTAGAACATTTCAAGAACCGTATCAACTTGGAGACACATCTAATATTATTAGTCAGGATCTTTTATTGCATGTTTATACAGAAAATCCTATTCATCGTAATTCCATAATTGATACTCTAATTTTACAAAAAGATATGCAGTCTTTTTTGTATGATATAGATATGGTTAATAAAGATCAGGTGTTTTCTTTATTGCCAAATGGGTCTGTTAATATTAATAGATTAAACTATGATCAATTATTGAATGATGATAGATATCAAAGAAATGTGTTTTATATCTCAGCAGCAACCACGTCTGAGCTAAACACCATCTCATCCAATTTGTACAATGGTGTTGTTAGATGGACATTAACAGTATATCCATTTAATAGAATGAAGTCTCAGCACAATCCTCCGATAGTCACTCCTACTCCAACAAAAAGTATAACGCCAACAATTAGTATCACCCCAAGTCAAACAATAACACCTACTCTTACGTCAACAACCACAGCCACGCCGCACTCCAGCGCTACTCCTACACCAACTATTACCGCCACTTCTACGGTAACTCCAACACCTAATCAAACTGCTACTCCTACGCCAACAGTAACATCAACCATGACTGTTACTCCTAGTATAACATCAACCGCTACAACAACACCCACAGTAACCCCAACACCATCCCATACTATAACAAGTACTATTACTCCAAGCATCACCACCACTTCTACTGTGACACCAACTCCTACAATTACATCATTTTATGATTCTGGATCTCAATTAACTACGAGCAATACAGCGAATTTCAAAAATTGTGCTATTTGGGGAGGTGATGTTGGTAACGTAACAACAGTAGGATCTAATGGAATATCATCTCCCTATAATATATATGATATGAATGGTAATGTTTGGGAATGGTTAACTAGCTCTTTGATAGATAACAGCACATACAAAGGATTACGAGGCGGGTCGTGGTTAACTAATATTAGTAATTCATTAAGTTCGTCATATCGCGGCCAACAAGCGCTTAATTATTCATCTAATAATATAGGTTTTAGAGTATTAGCTATATCAAATCCTTTTCAATATACCGACATGTTTTTTATCAGTATTGGGGATGTGGGTAATTCAGCAGACTTTACGGGATACGGACATGTTCCTTACGCGTATCTGATGATGCAAAATTTAGTTACTAATAATCAATATGCTTTATTTTTGAATAGTATAGCCAAAACAGATACATACAATGTATATAATACATTAATGGGAGCTGATTCTAGAGGAGGTATTGTTCGCTCAGGATCTGCTGGATCATTCTCCTATGTATGTAAAACAAATATGAATAATAAACCTGTTAATTTTGTATCATGGTACAATGCTGCTAGATATTGTAATTGGCTACATAATTCTCGTCCATCTGGCTTACAGGCCAGCTCAACAACCGAAAATGGAGCATATACATTAAATGGTAGTGCTGGATATCCGGATAAAAATATTTTAGCACAATATTTCTTACCAACAGATGACGAATGGTATAAAGCATCTTATTATAAGAGCGGCGGAGCTAATTCATCATATTGGTCGTATGCTACAAGATCTAACACAATACCATCTTGTGTAGCTGCTACCGTCACAGGAAATGGAGCACCACAATTGTCATGAATGAATTTATCCTAACACATACTATAACTCTAAATAATTATATAGTAAAATTATATAGTTTGAAAA